CGCCGCCGGAAGTTGCGATCCATACTGCATTCGCAAGGCTCATTGCTGCGGCGGCTATCGTAAGCGTTTCATTTCCACCGTCATTATTTTCTGTCAATGTTATGTTAGAACCCTGAACTAATTTCCCGTTTAAATATCCCGAAGTCGTATCATTTGCGCTTATCTTTGCCTTCTCATCTGCAGAAGATAAAAGAGAAGTCACAGTAATGTTTTTCTTCACCCATGAGGCGGCGCTATCTTCTATTAAAAGCACATCGGCCCCCGCAGGAGCCGCTTTGTTTATTATCGCATTTATCTCGCCAGAGATGTTGTCATGGATGCAATCCCCGAGTTCTGTGTCAATCGTTGAATGAGATTTCGTTCCGATGTTTTGAATATTAGTATGGCTTATAGAGCCTTCTGTAAAATGTTCATTTGATGAATAATTTGTCAATGCATCATGATCAATGTCAGTCGTCAGATTGTGAGTGTTCAATAATGAGTTGTGGTCAAGCGTGCCTATAATTGAGGCACTAAGGGTGTCCCATCCTGTACCGTTCCATTTATACCATGTATCGTCAGCCTGAACGTAAACTAAAGTTCCTTCTTTTTTAGTTAATGAATCCCTTATTGTGGTAGTTGCTACAACTTTATAATCACTTGGAGGCGTTACCGCATCTTGAATAGCCATTATGCAATTTCCCTCACAAGCACGTTAGCACTCCCGCTTGAACTCCTGCCATAAATTAAAATACTATCCGTAATGTCATAAAATTGACTACCCCCTGCGGACACGATACACCCAACGGAATAATCCCCGGTGTTAACGAATTTAGTTTTTATATCTACATCACTCTGGTTTTGAATCTGAATTGAGTTCCTTCCCGATAGCGGAGAGGAAGGAAGCGCAGTCCATGCCGAATCAGACAGGGCTATAAGAGTATCAAGCCCCCCGGTTGTCAACCCTGAAGGTGTGAGAGTTCCCTTTGCCGATGTTCTTAATAATGGCCCTCCGGTATCATGTTCATATAATAGAGGATCGTTTAATATCCCGGACATATTACAGCCCGAAGTTTACAATTTTTTTTCTGGCCGGGCGTCCACGTTTTTTCTGTATATTTATAACCTCTGCAATTTGCGGTTTAATTCCTGGCTCTGTATTTTCTTTTTTAATTACATTAAACCATGCTATTGCTTCCGGTGTGGAAAGTATTTTTTCCTCTCTCTCATCCAAAAAATAAACAGCTTTTTTATAAGTAATAGTGTGCTTGCCAAGCTTCATTTTACCATGTGGATGTATTTTTTTTATATTTATATAATATTGAATCATAGCTTCCCTTTACAACGGAGGGCCGAAGTTAATCAGCCCTCCAATAAACAAATTTACGAGTTAACTGTTTTTACAGCTTTCTGCCATAAACCATAACCAAAACCTACACGGTAATCAATACCATAAAGGTAACGCTTGCTCATAAATCCACGGTCTGAACCGGATTCAAGAGCTGCAAATTCAGGAGCTTTCCTGTCAAGCTTAATGAAAGGTTTTACAACGCCGGAAGCGTCAAATAAATACCAATCGTTAACATCATTTGCGGCAAGTCTGCTTGAAACAATAAGTTTTGCAGCGCCAGCAAGTGTGTTAGTTGTGCTTGAAATCATGGAAGCGTTTAAAAGTTCTCTGAATTTTGCTTCAGCGCCAGAAGGAGCAACAACATAAAGATCAAGTTCGCCTTCGTTGTATGGCTCGCCCTGGTCATCTTTAAAGCCTCTCATTGCAGCAACAGCGGCATTAAAATCGGCCTGAAGATGCGCGATTGTATCAATGCCTGTTCCAGCAAGCAGGTTGTCCTGTGTGCCAGAAACGCCGGAGCTATGAGAGTTTGAAAAGAAAGCCTGCCCATCATAACATAAATCAGTTGTACCAGCAATAATTGCATCAAAGAAAAGTTTCCTTGGATGAAGTTTTGCCTTCTTTGCAAGATCTGAAATCCTGATTTTAATTCCACCAAGCTGGTCATCTTCAATTTCATTTCTATCAACCTGGAGTGTTGCTTCATAGTCTTTATTTGTAATCGTATAAGAATATTCATAAAGGCCATGAAGTTTCCTCTGGTCAATCCATTGTTCCAGATTCGGAACATTTCCAAGCCAGCCGAATTTCTCAGAAGCAGCCTTGGAAGGAGTAGAGGTTATAAGAGGCAGAACTTCAGTAGGGTTTTCGCCATTCTCGAAAGCCTTCATGAATTCGGCCCTTAAACCTTTTTCCAATAAAACTGTACCTATAATTTGTCCCATTTTTTACCTCTTAAGTTTAATTAGTCTAACATCAATCCTGCGCCCTTAATGGCTCCGAGAATTGCATCAATTTTTGCTTCGATTGCATCAAGCCTTGCCTCTGCTTCTGTTCTTAAAGTTTCAACATCTGCGTTGTCAGCTTTAAGATCCAGAGCTGTTTTTACTGAAAGAAAAACAGTATCAATTGCAGCTGCGCTACAATCTGGGGTTCCACCTGTGGCAACATTTGCAACTGTGGTTGCAGTCACGACAAGAGCTGTTAAATTGGTTGTGGTGCCGAGTTCTGCAACTGTTGCAGCTGGTACCATACCAGAACAAAGCTCAACCCAAACACTTGTTGCGCTTACGAATTCAACAATTTTTCCAACCGGCTGAAGATTTGCACCTTCAGTAATTGTAATTGTCTGATCGTCAGAAGCATAAACCATATCCCCGACATCGCCCTGTGCAAGGCCCGCACCTGTAAGAAGGAAAACGCCTTCTGTAATAACGCGACATTCTTTTGTTCCGGCTGATCCGGCTGAATTGTCTACATACTCATAAGCAACACCTGCAAAAGTTGCTCCGGCTTCTGTTGCACATGGTGCAAGATAACCAGCAGCATTATTTTTGCATAATGCGCCCTTGTAAATAATATCAACGGCGCAGGGTTTGCATACAAGCCCTTTTACTTTCTCTTTTACTTCGATATTTGCTGTTAAAGCGGCCATTTATTACCTCACTTATTATATTTTAAATACTCTTCTTTGGTTAGTCCCAGACGACTACAGAATGCTACTTCTTCCTCTGTCAATGCAACAGCTTCGTTTGAAGCATTGCTTCCGTTGGCTTCAGTGTGCATTTCGCCACCAAGTGTCAGGACTTCCATTGCATCTTTACCTTCCTTGAGGGCCTGAAGTTGAGCTTTGTTAATTTTATTTTCACTGAAAAGTTTTTCAATCTTTTCAATAAAAAGTTTTTTAGTTTCAGCTTCCTTCATGCCTTTAATCTCTTCGGAAAGTTTCAAATTTTCGGATTTAAGGCCATCAATAACTTCCTTTACTTTTGTTTCTCCAAGTTTAAACTCTTCGATTTTTAAAGTAAGCTCTGCTACTTTGTCCTCATGATCCTTTAGAGAAATCATGTCTTTCATTTGCACTTCCCCTTCATTTTTAAGACTTACGATTGCGTCCATTTTTAAGAATGGACGATTCACCAGAGCACCTCCGAGCAATGTCGGCCCATGCTCAATCCCGGTGTGAGGATGTATATAATTTAATGTAAATTCAGGCGAAAAATACCTGAATTCTCTGTCAGACAATGCAAGAGCACCTTTCGGCGTCCATCTGACTTCTCCGAGTAATGTCGCTTCATCGAAATCTAAAAATAATGATTTCAACCACCCCGCAGCCTCTTTGGTTTCGTGATCGAAATCAATCATCAGCTCGACACCCACAACATTATCATTAAAATTATTTACAAAGCTTTTTAATATTTCTTTGGTTATAGAAATCTGGCCAAAACTGTTATGAAATCCTTCTATAACTTTTGCTATTTCAATTATATGCGGAACGCTTGCAGAAAGCTGAATCCCGTCAATATTTCTTAGTGAAAGGTGCATGGAATCGCTGCTTGCTTCCTGCTTTAAAATTCCAATTACTGCGCTCACTCCGCGCCTGAGTTCTATGGTTCTAAAAGATGTTTCAATAAATTCAGTAGGATCAAGTTGCCTGATGTGGAAAGAACCTTCAGTATCGTCAACCTCTTTTTGAATTGTGAATCCGTGGCTTGTGGCCCATTCAATCGCTTCGGCCTGTGTTTCAAAAACCTCTTTGTCAAAAATCAAAGTTTGTACGACAGAGCCTTCCTGTGCATCAACGTCCTGTAAATATTTATCAACCTCTTCAAGGCTGGTATAAAACTTTTGATCGATTAAAATATTTCTGATTAAATCCATTTGTTCACCTCATTGAGTGTTATTGAATCCTTCTCTGCTTTTGTAATTGAAGGAAGTCCCGTAATTTCTGGTTTATTTTTTGTAGTCTTCAAGTTGGCTCTCATCCAGCTCTTGCAATTGTGGTGCATCGGTGGCCAGTATGCGTTAATATTTTCCTGGTCATTCACATCAAAAGTGGTACCTGCAAGCTTCTGGCAAATTTCTGAAACAGGATCAGGATTTATAAAAGTATAGCTTTCAATTTCTTCTTTCACCTCATCATCAAAGAAAAAAGCTTTTTGAGATTCATTTGTCAATGCACTTACAACATTGCCAGCACCTGCAACAATCTTCGGCCCGGTTACATATTTGTCAGCTGATTCTTTCATGTATTGTTCAATAAGCCCGATGTCTTTTGTAGAGCCAACGGAACTCATAAATTGAAAAAACACAGCATCCTGAAGCTCGCTTACTTGCTTGTCAACCAGCATATTGGATTGCCGAAGCAATAGGGCTTGAATAAATTTCGGAAGCTTTGAAAAATCATTGAATTTAATACCACTGAGATTAATTTTAACAAGTTCCAAATTGTCTTTAAGTTTTTTGTCTTTTTTAGAAGGTATCTGCTTGCGTGCCAAATCAAGCGCATTAATAGAGGTTTGAGTTAATAATCCCTTGAGCTGCTTTTTAAACCTTGCCGTCCCTCCGGGAGTTATGTTTTTAATTGCATCAAGCTTTTGTGAATCAGTGAGCCGGTTATATTTACTTACTATATCAGCAATAAGTTTTTCAGAAATAAATTTTAAATTATCCTGCATCAGAGTCTTAACAAGTTCTGCATGTTCAACCATTAAAGAGCGTGTATTTTTAGCTTCTGAGAGTTCAATATTTTCTTCTTTCGGTGGCTCAATATCATCTTCAATTTCTTTTTCTGGTTCTGCAGGAGGCTCCGGCGTGTTTTCTTCTATTGTCTGGTTGTCGATCATTTCACCAGCAAGTTTTTTGGGAAGTTTGTTAACTTTGCGGATGTAATCTTCAAGCTGTTCATCGCCCTTAATCAGGCCAGCATTGCTATACCCTGTCAATACTTGCATGAGTTCAAGCCCGGCTTTATCTGAAATGCCAGAAACAGATAACTCCGGGCATATGTTGATTGAATCCCCGTAATTTAAATAAATTAAATTAGGGATAAGCTCCGTGTTTATAGCGTCTTTAATTATTGTTGCATAATGCTCAATGCCGGTAAGGAAAAAATCAGACATGTCAGTGCCGAGTGCATACGCGCCAGAGTTTCCACCTGTACCGAGTTCCAAAAACATTGCAACTATTGCACCGGACATTTCTTCATTTTCTGCTTTTATTGTAGCCTCAACCTTTGAAGGATCGAAGGTATTTGTTACAAGCTCAACCTCCCAGCCTTCCGGGTAAATAATATATGAATTTTCTGCAGATGTAAATTCTTCAAAAACAGTTATTGCGCTTTTATATTCTGCATCTGAAGGTTTAATATTTGAAGGCGCTTTTACAAGAGGCGTTGGAATCGCAAAGCGTTCTATGCCGATGATTTTAAGTTCCTGACAAAGAAGTTTTCTTTTATACGGCCCGTATAATGGCCGAAGAATTGATACGCCATTATTATCGCCCTCTTGCTCATTGAAAAATAATAAAAGATTTTCTGCACTCATCCAGACATTTGTGTATAAATCCCCGGTTTGAATTTGATGTATTTTTGCAAGCTTACCGCTGGTTCTGTCGTGCTCCCATTCTGTGAGTGTCGATTGATGCCTGAAGGCCATGTCTGAAAGCCCGGTGTATTCACCGATTTCTTTATTGATTTTATTTTCATGTATTATTTCAAAACAACTAAAACCATGCACTAAAAATGTAAGTATCTCAGAAAGCTTTTTAATCCAGCTCATGTCTTTGAAAAGAATTTGTTTAA